GATATCACCAGACGAAGAAGGACGTAACGCAAAACGTATTGTAGTTCCTTACACTTATGAGGGTGATGTAGTAGGTTGGTCAGCACGTTACTTAGATGATCGTACACCTAAGTATATTAATGAACAACAACCAGGTTATGTGTTTGGCGTTGATCTACAACAAGAACATTGGACACAGTTAATTGTGGTAGAAGGTTTGTTTGACGCATTAAGCATAAATGGAGTAGCAGTTCTACATAACACCGTTAGTGACAAACAAGCACAGATAATTAAGCAACAACATAAACAAATAACAGTAGTACCAGATCAGGATGAAGCCGGACTTAAACTGATTGATCGTGCTGTAGAACTAGGTTGGGCAGTTAGTATTCCAGATTGGCCTGAACACGTTAAAGATGTAAATGATGCTGTGAAACATTATGGAAGACTAGGCACACTAATAACAATTATGAATAGTCGTGAAACTAGTAAAATTAAAATTGAACTAGCAAAACGTAGGTTGGTAAAAGCATTATGAAGTTTACATTTGTAGGTTGTAGTTTTACATATGGCGAAGGTTTAGATAGCCAAATAGATTCTTACGCAAATATTGTAGCAGATGCACATGGGGCCAGCATAAGCAATCTTGGCAAGCCAGGTAATAGCAATTTAAATATTTTCCTAACAGCATTAAATGAATTATTATTTAATAAACCTGATAAGTTATTTGTACAATGGACATCATTGAATAGACATTGGTTTTATCCTGGGCCAGACTGTGAAGTAGCACTACAAAAGATTATTAAAGAAGATTTTCAATACAGAGATATATTCTTTCCAAAAAATGAATTACAGATGCTGAGCAACAAATGGCATTTGCTCAATCATGATTACAAATTAATTTTAGATGTTATAATGTTTTGTAAGGTATTAAAAAAGATTGATAGTCGTGTAGTTTTTATAAACGGATTATTGCCGTGGACATCAGAAATATCTGACACTGTGACTAATTTTGAACAAGAACTTAGCGATTACACAAAGAACTTACTTGATTTTGAAAATAGAACTGATGAAGAATTACATCAATTGCTTCAGAGTTTAAAAGCAGATAAGGAAAATTGGGTGAATAAATATGATTCAATGTTTAATAATATTATTGATACAGGGTCAGATAATCAACATCCAGGAATAGAAAGTCATAGGCAGTATGCCGATTGGATAACTACTTATTTAAAAGGGTAATATGGCAGTAGAATATACATTAGAAATGCAAAAACTGTTCTTGGAGATGATGCTTCAAGACGCACAGAGTTATATTCGTGTGCAGAATATCTACAATCCAGAAAACTTTGATCGCAGTTTACAAGAAGCGGCTAAGTTTATCAAAGAACATGTAGATAAGCACAAAGCCATACCTACACTTGAACAAGTACAAGCAGTAACTAAAACAAAACTAACACACGTTCCGGACTTAACTGATGAACATTATAGTTGGTTTATGGAAGAGTTTGAAGGCTTTACTAAACGCCAAGAACTAGAACGTGCTATTCTAAAGTCAGCAGACATGTTAGAAAAAGGCAACTACAATCCTGTAGAAAAATTAATCAAAGACGCAGTACAAATATCACTGACAAAGGATATGGGTACAGATTACTTTGAAGATCCTAAAGGTAGACTTGAACTATTAAAAAGTAAAAACGGACAGGTATCAACAGGTTGGCCTGCTATGGATAGACCATTGTATGGTGGATTCAACAGAGGTGAGCTACAGATATTTGCAGGTGGATCAGGTTCAGGTAAGAGTTTGTTTATGCAGAACTTGGCAGTTAACTGGAGTCAGCAAGGACTTAACGGTGTTTACATTACACTAGAACTTAGTGAAGGACTTTGTGCTATGCGTATTGATAGTATGATGACTAACACAAGTTCAAAAGAAATCTTTAAGAAACTTGAAGATGTTGAAATGAAAGTTAAACTAGTTGGCAAGAAGTCAGGTAAGTTACGCATCAAGTATATGCCAGCACAGTCAAATGTTAATGACATTAGAGCATACTTAAAAGAACTAGAAGTACAAACAGGTACTAAAGTAGACTTCTTATGTGTTGACTACTTAGACTTGATTATGCCTGTGAGTGCTAAAGTGTCGCCAAATGATTTGTTTGTTAAAGACAAGTATGTGTCGGAAGAATTAAGAAACTTAGCAAAAGAACTAGACATTATATTTGTTACAGCATCGCAGTTAAACAGAGCGGCTGTAGAAGAAGTAGAGTTTGATCATAGTCATATTGCAGGTGGCCTAAGTAAAATTAATACTGCTGATAATGTGTTTGGTATCTTTACAAGTCGTGCTATGCGTGAGCGTGGTAGATATCAAGTACAGTTAATGAAAACTAGAAGTTCAAGTGGTGTAGGTAGTAAAGTAGACTTAGAGTTTAATGTAGAAAGTTTACGTATTACAGACCTAGCAGAAGATCAACAGTCAGGATACAACCAAACAAATCCTAGTGAACTAATGAAATCCATCAAAACAACTACCACAGTTGGTGAAAAAACAGTGGCAGAGCCTGAAGGCGAGTCTGCAAAAGTTACAGCAGACGTCCAAGGCACCAAACTCAAGCAGATGCTTTCTAATCTAAAATCAAGTTAAGTGATAAATACTATCACTAACGGAAACTAACTTATGCAACGTAAAACGAAAAGTATTTTAGATGAATTGAGCTCAATGCACATTAGCCGAGACAAAAATCACCTAGTTGAAAGTCGTGCTAATAACATTATCCAGTCTGCTATCAATATTTTTGAACAGATCGATAGTCTTTACACTCGTGAACAGGCAGAAGATTTACAGCGTAAGTTTGTTAACGCAATCAAATCAAGAGACCCAAGCAAGTTTGCTCGTTCAGTGAGACGTAAAGATGAAGATTAATGAAATAATCCAAGTACAAGAAGCACCAGGTATTTTTGGAAAATTAAGAAATGCTATTGGTAAAAAAGAAAATTCAATGTTTATCAATAACTTTGCTAAAAAAGCCGCACCAGCCTGGATTAATTATCTTAATCAATTAGAAGCCAAAAACGGCTACGAAGAATTAAACCCAGCACAAGTTAAGAATGCGTTACAACAATGGTTTGATGCTACTGTGTTACAACCATATACTTTACAAAGTGCTCCGCAAGACATTAAGGCTATGTATCAATCGTTAGTTGATCCATTAGTACAAAATCCAAGAGAAAAAGGGCTAGTGCAAAAAGCAGTAGCAGGTCTACTAGCAGTGTCACAAGCACGTGGCGGACAAGACGAATTAGATGGTACAGCACCAACAGATAATCAAAAATCAACTCTAGCACCACAGCAGGATTGCAAAGTATCTGCAAACGCTGGTAAAATTACAGTGTGCGGACAAGAAGTTGATAGAAATTCTCAAACATATAGAGACCTAGAAAAATTATTAAAAGCTCAAGGACAAGCATAATGAACTTGTTTGAAGGTGGGCACGTATTTAAGGATGAACAAGGTAATCCTTTAACACAAAGAATTAATCTTGCCGACGTTAAACTTACAGTACAATATTTAGAAAGTTTAACAGGCTTACCTTTACTAGATAATATGCTAGGCTCCACAGGTAGAAAAGCCACATCAGGTGATTTAGATCTAGCAGTTGATGCTAGTAAGCATACCAAAGAAGAACTATACAACTTATTAAAGTCAAAAGGTGCAGAAGATTCAGACGTTGCTAAGTCTGGTGACTCAGTACACTTTAAAGCACCTATCAATGGTGATCCACAAAACGGTTATGTACAAGTAGACTTTATGTTTGGTGATCCTAAATGGCAACAGTTTGCTTTAAACGCAAGTCCTGAATCAGAATACAAAGGTGTACACCGTGCTGTCTTATTAGCAAGTATTGCTAAAGCCAGAGGTATGAAATGGTCATACAAGTTTGGCCTAGTATCAAGAGAAACAAACAAAGTTATATCAAACGATCCAGATGAAATAGCAAAGATGCTGATTGGTGGCACACGTAAAGATTTGGAAAGTGTAGAAAGTATTTTAAATCTAGCACGTAAAGATCCAGAATACGAATCATTGGTAGCAGATGCTAGAGAGTATTTTGAAAAGGATGGTCTACAGTTTGAATCATCTGAAGTTAATTGGATTGCTAGAACTAGAGATAGACTAGTTAACTTAGGTATGCAGGTTATTACAGAAGCGGCTCGTATTGAACATCCAGAAGATATGATATTTAATGATGGTGCTAGAGGTGCTTTATCTGCAATTGAAGAATTAAAATATCTACCTAAGTCAGCAGGAGACATTACAATTAAATGGGACGGCAAGCCAGCAATTATATTTGGGCGTGACGAAGATGGAGACTTTGTATTAACAGACAAGTCAGGCTTTACTGCCAAAACATATTCTGGACTTGCTAAGTCACCAGAAGAATTAGAAAAAATAATGCAGATGCGTAGTGGTGATCGTACAGAATTAATTAATATGTATAAAGCATTATGGCCTGCACTAGAAGCACAAACACCAAAAGGTCTAAGTGGTTACTTTAAAGGTGACTTATTATATGTAGGCATGCCTGCTAAACAAGGAAACAAATATGTGTTTACTCCAAACACTGTAACATACTCAGTTGATACAGACACTGACTTAGGTAAACAGATTAGTACAAGTAAAGCAGGTGTAGCAATACATACATTCTTAACTGGCCCACAAGATTCAGGACAGCCATTTCACGCAGTAGAAAAATTGCCTACTGGTCCTATATTATTTGTAGGTCCTAAAATGAAAGACACACCTACAGTAGATATTCCTGAAGGTAAACTAGATCAAATTGAATCTAAAGTTAAACAAAACAGTCGTGCTATTAATAGTTTCTTTATGCCAGAAAAATTAAGACAACTTCAGTTAAGTGATTTACCACAGTTAATGAAACAGTTTGCTAACTTCAAAGTTAGAGAAGGTAATTTTAATAACATGGCTGGCAACTTTGCTAACTGGGCAGTGACCAAAGTTTCACAAGGTAAAGGTGAAAGACTTGCTAACTACGTTGGTGAAAATATAAAACTAGTTGAATTAATTTTTAATATCTTTAACGCTATTGCAGGTATTAAAACACAGATAGTTAGATCATTAGATAAACAAGGCTCAGGCATAACAGCATCTATAGATGGTGACTCAGGACACGAAGGCTATGTAGCCGGCGGACTCAAATATGTTGACCGTTTAAGATTTAGTAAAGCAAACTTTGCAAAGAATTTATAATAATGGAATTTATCAAAAGCATAATTGAATCAAGAATGTATCGTAGACTTGAACAAGTCAAAGGTACAGATGTTAATACGTTGGCAAGTTTGGTTTACGATCATTTGTTAATGCTACGTGTGGTTTACTATATTGATAAAAAGTCTGCTGTTAAGTATGCTAAAGAAACTATCAAGCAACAAAACTTTAATGGTTTTAGACAGTCAATGACCGACATGTATAACCTACTTACCTTGGTTATGCAACAACGTCAATACGCAGACAAACTGTTTAATAATTGGGACATTGTTATTCCAGAACTAAGACTTAAACGTGTTATCAGAGCAGTAGCAGATGGCGAGTTAGATGCAAGAGACTATGATCAATTGCTAATGATTTTATACAGACGCTTTGGTAGAGTTGTAACCAGTGATCAAATGTGGTTACGTAGATTTGTTCAAGACTGGCATAAGCGTATTTCAAGGATGGATCGCAATCAAGCAATCATGCGTATCCTACAAACAGTTAGACGTCCTATCAACACAGACCTGTACATGCTGTTACAAAAAGTTAGTAAAGTAAGTCCTGGCACTGAATAATGTGGGGATACTTAATTGGCCTGTGTATGATGGTCAACGGTGAGCAAAAGTGTGAAGATCAAACATTTGTTCCTAACTTTACGTCACAAACAGCCTGCGAAGTACACGCAATACTACAAACAACTATAATCAACTATGACTTACAGCACATAGACGGTGTTTATGATATATGGGTAGCACCTACAAATTGCTTAGATGTGCCTATAAGACCTTCAACAGAAGAAATTAAAAAACTACACTGAAAATACTTTTAAATTGGACTAAATAAGTTTAGGGAAGAAATAAATTCCCACACATTATAGGAGAAATTATTATGCCAGTATTATCAGGTATCGCAACAGTAGGCGCATCACAAGGCTTAGGTCCAACTACTTACGTATGTACAGTAGCAACAGGTACAGTAACAGTTGAAAATGCGTGTAAAGAAATTCAACAAGAAGGTGGCACTATTGCCGCAGTTGAAGGCACAGCAGACGGTTCATACGTTTTAGTTCAAGGTGGTCCAACACCAGCAGTAACAGGCGTAACTGTAGCGGCAACATTATCATAAGTTTTTAACTTATCTAAAGA